GTTTGAGCCAAGGTTGCGTCACCTTGCATTCTCAATTCAACAAAAGGGTCGTTTAAAACATAAGCACTAATATCACTAGCAACAGTTGATGCTGGATAAAATTGTGAAAATGTTAATTGTTTTGTATTCGGGTCTGTATAAGAACATCCCATGAATACTCCTATTGGGGTTAATGTTGCTGTGCCATTATCAAGTGTTACTACACCTGCACTGGTCATTTTAACAAAATCTCCATAGAATATTGCAGTACTGTCGTTAGACGCAACTTTGTAATGTCTCATTTTTCCTGTGTAGGAGCCACTTGCACTTAAAGTTCCGACTGGTTCAGCACCCATTGGTGTTGCCGTTGCTGACATATTAATTTCCTTTTAAATAAAGTTTATATATAGCAGCTCAGTAAAATATTTACTTAGAGCCACCGCCAAAAGTTGACCTTGTTTTGCGTTCTGGTTTTAACATAGGCATACGAGGGTCATTTTCTTTTAAATAATTATTGTCCACAGCTTCCATTTGAGTTTGTGCCATATTTTTATAGTACGCATCTCTTTGCTCCATAAGTTCTTTTGGAGCTTTGCATAACAAAAGTCCACCAACTTCCATGTTACCTTTCCCAGCCCATTCTGAGCCGTGGTCACTTACTAAATTTAATTCAGGATGGTCTTCTGCTTTCACAGGTTCCCAGCCTTCTCTAAACTTAGAAGAAACATTAACATTATTTGGTTGACCTAAGATACTTGTTGCCACCCATCTAAATACCCATCCGTCTTGTGGTGCTGGATTAGGTAATTTGGATTGTGGTTCCCATGTATCAGTTCGTCTTGCAGTTTTAGTTCTGGATTCTGCTTCTCTTGCTGCTCTTGTAACTTCTTCAGTTACTTCTATATTTTTATCTTCAGCCATTATTCATCTCCTTAGCGACTTGTTTGGCATATTGCTCTGGTGTTATCCCAAGTCTTCTTGCGAGGTTGACTTGAGTTGCTGTTAACTGCACTTTGCGGGGTACTGAGCCGTTACTTCTAACAGCAGGTGCTACCACCGATGATGGTTTTTTGGAAATCGCAGTTGTAGTAACGACTTCGCCATTACTTTCAGCTTGTTCTTTTGTTCCAAAAAACTCAGGAAATTTGCCATGCATACGCTTGTCAACTTCCTGATAATACTCGTCACTTGTAGGAACTATATTTTCATCTTGTATAAGAGTCTCATGTAGTCCATACGCATAACCAGTCATATCTCTATGATCTTTACTTCCAAACCATTTATTCTCTTGCAACCATGATACAGCTTTAGCATCAGGTGGTGCATATTGTTCAGATACATTTTGTTGTACCTGTTGTTGAACAGGTTGTTGTACAGGTTGTTGTACAACTTGGTTTGTTTGTTGATAGTAATTTAATTTTTCATTAGTAGATTTTAAATCAACTTGAGAATTTAATATCTTCTCATTAGCATCTAACATCTTATCACTATCACCGCTTTCATAAGCGTCTTTAAATTCTTGTTTTGCTTTTTCTAACTCAGCAGTTGATTTAGCAGATATTTGACCTAGTAAAGCTTCTTCACCTTTGTTTATTAAAGCTGATAATCTTTTATTTTCAGCTAAAACTTGTTGAGCATATCCTACTGATTCATCTCTAATTTTATGAGATGCTTCTTTTGCTCTTCTTTCTTCGTGATACTCATACTTGAGTCTATTAATTCTTTTTTTAACTTGGTCATCAACACCATCAATTTCAGATTCTAAATAATCATCATTTTTTGATTGTGTTCTTTGTGGTTTTCTATCATCAATTGGTCTATCGTCAAGAATCTCAACTTCAATTTCTGATTTAGTTTCTTCAGATTTTTGTTTTCTTTCATCAGGAGTTTTACCAATAGTGGTTGTTACTCCAAAAAATTTATCTTCAGCAGAAGTTGCAGGTTGAAAAACTTCTTCTATAACTTCTTGTTCTACGGTGTTATTTTCTTCTATCATAATACCTTAACTATACCTCTTGGGTCTTCGACTACAGCTTCAACGCTATCGTCATTGATTAAACGAAATTCTTTTCCATGTACTAAAAATCTAGTACCTGAATAAGAACGCATAATAATCCAATCGCCTTCTTTACAGAAAGGTCCACTTGGAAATCTTGTTTTATCGTTGTAACAGTCTTCGCCCATTTTAAGAACAAATCCACAAATTGAACCGACTTCTTCGATTTGCATTGTTTGTTGTGCTTTTATAATTCCGCCTTTAGTTTTTTCTTCGGCTTCGGGTAAAGCTATTAATAGCTTGTAACCTTTTGGTATAGGTAGTTGTTTTGCTTTACGAGCTTGTTCATCACTCGTTACAGCTTTAACAGATTCTACTTTTTTTGTAGACGCCATTCAATTCTCCTTTGCACTAGATATAGGTCTAGGTCCTTGCGACTTTATTGTCGATTTACTATTTCAAGTAGGTCAAGAATATCTCTTTCTACTAAAGCTAGTCCAGCTATTATTCCCGTGAAATACCTGTATTCTTCAAAATCTTTACAGTTGCCTGTACTCATATGGTCAGCATGTTCATTCATGCGATCCCTTATCTTTGTTTGTAAATTATTAACTATATTTTCTTGTGAAGCACTCATAATTATTTATTTTCAAACAATGTTTCTACTATCTCTTTACCAATCTTAACACCTTCTAACTGTTCTTTGCTACTTAATTTTGCATTTTCACTTGCAGCCTTAAATCCAATCTGTGCACCAGCTATTCTTTCTTGTGATGAAATTCTTTCTTTTTCTATTTCTTGATTAGCTTTTGACTTCTCAAGGTCTGCTGAAATTTTCATAGAATCGCTTTGCATTTTGCTTTGAACTTGTTGTTCTCTAATTTGTAATTCTTTTTCTCGTTGCTGTACAACAGGGTCTTCAAGTTTTTCTTGAACTTCTTTTTGTCGTTTCTCAGCTTGACTATCTGCTAGTACTCTTTCAGCAGCTTCAGACACAAGTTGTGATAATTGTAATTCAACATCTTCCGGTAATGGTTCATTAGGAGGTGGAAGAGGTACACCCATTTGTTTTTCAATTTCTTTTCTATATTGAAATGCTATATGTTCTGTTACATGCTCTGAAAATGCAGCCATAATAGATGAAGCATTTGGACTTTGACCAACTAGTTCTCTAATTTTAGGGTCTTGCATAGCAGCCATATGTACTTTGATATGAGCTTCATGGTCTTGATACATAAATGCTTTAGTAGGTTTGCCATTCATCATATTCATATTTTCTGAAACAGGGTCTGTTGGTTCTATTTCAGTTTCTAATGGAACTATTTTATCAGCATCTCTAATACCTAGTACATCAAGCATCTGTCTGTGTAGCTCTTGCATGTTATACATTTGAGGTGCTTGTTGTGATAACTGAAGTGCTGCTTGATACTGCATTATTCTTTGAGCTTTTGTAGCAGCATTAGGGTCAGACACAGGAACTATATCTACTTTACTATCAAAGTCTTCTGATACAAGTTCTTTACCTTTAATATCATAAGGATATTCTGTTGGTCCATGATCGAATATTATTCTTGATAATATTTTTAATTCTTGTTTTAAAGAGTTATGTATTCTAGCTTGTACTGAACCCATAACTTTTAAAGACCTTTCTAAAAGTGCCAATGTGGTGCCAACAGGAGCCTGACTATTCATATCAGACACTTTCATATCTGCTAATGAAGCAAACCTTCTTCCCTCATCTACTAAGTTTTGTAAAAGAGAATACAAAGTAGACGAAGGTTCCTTGTAAGGAAGGAAGGCTATGTTATCTTTGATGGCACCACCGGGCACATCTACATCTCTAAACTCACCCGGCATGATAGGGGTATCATCGCCTTTGATTCTTAATCCTCTGGATTTTAAACCACCCGGTAAGTTACTGAGAGTTCCTGCATCAACCAACTGTCTTAATAAACTTGTAGCTGATTTAGCTATTCCGCCTATAAGATGTATTAGACCAAAACCATAAAATCCCATTCCGGGTAGGTATTGATAATGAACGAAGTGATCTCTTCGTTTTTTCTGTAGGTCTTCTTCTAAAAAATTTCTACGAATAGAAAGAATAGTACCTGATTGATAATCTAGTGTGACAACATAAGGTAATGCTATACCTGTTGCTTCTTCGTCTTTCATGTCTTCAAAACCTTCTAAGTCAAGGTCAACATGCATTTCTAAAACAGTATGTCTTTGATCATAGTCATATGATGAGCTATCACCTGTTAATTCGTCATATTTACTTTGTATATTTGAATGATTAGCTGATGGTGTTTGTAATTCAATATCTCTATAAAAACCAACTACCTGTAGCTTTCTAATATCATTAGTGCTTTTCTTCATTACATGAGTTGCTCTGTCGCAAGTAGTAAGGTCAGATGCACCATAACTTACAACAAAATCTTCTGCCGGTACAAACATACTAGCTGGTCTATTTAATGTTGGGTCATAATATACTTTACGAAAAGCAGAACCTGCCAATGGCAAATTAAATAACATCTTTTCGGTTTCAGTTCTGTATTCACTCATTTTTTCAGTTAATAGATAATTAAGATAATCTTTAACTCTTTCTGATTGTTCTTGTTTTTCTGTAGTTAGTTCACCAATTATTTTGGTATCTACTGGTCCTTTAGCTGGAAATAGTTCTGTAATAGCTTCTGCTTGAAATCTTACAACTGATTCAGTTAGTAAGGGATGGAATACACCACAAGCACCATTCCAAGGAACTGTTCGTTCTTCTTGTTTTAAACCTAACTGGTCTAATCCTTTTGTATAAGTTTGTTCCCAGTCACTACGAGATTCTCTGTCTGAATTATAATAACCTACTAGTTCATTTGACAATGACTCAAGTTCGTTTTTATCCATAAAATCTGCGATATTATCGTCAAAGTTTTCTGTTTCGTTTTCAGAGCCTTCGTCAAAATCTATAATCATTCCGCCTTCTTCAGACATAACAGATACTTCATCAGGATTAGTAATTAATATTTCTAATGGTGAATCTTCAACAAATTTTTCCGGTGTCTGTAATGGTTTCTCTGCCATTTAATCTCCTAGTAGTAGTTAGCGTCTCGTGGTGGTAAGTCTTCATCTTCTTCGTCTGAGTGTAAAGGTATAAATCCACCTTGTCTAAATCTTAATAATGCTTGTGTAGAAGAATCTACTAAATCGTCATGTTCACCTGAAGGGAATGAAGCAAATTCTTCAATCACTTCTTCTGAAAATCTTCTATCAGGTGCCCAAACAATTCCAGATGCAAATAAATCTGCAACAGCATTAACCCTAGCTATCTTATCATTACCTC